ATGTGGCTGCCGAGAAAAAACAAAAAGAAAATGATGATAGTGATAGTATTTGAAGGTTAATAAACTCAAAAGGAGGGTTTATGGCTGTCACGCCAGAAAAAAAAGTGAAGGATAAAGTAGTCAAGATACTCAAGCATTACGGTGCGTATTACTTCTTTCCGGCTACGTATGGCTTTGGGAGAAGTGGAGTACCGGACATAGTCTGTTGCTTCGAGGGAAACTTTTTCGCCATTGAATGTAAGGCGGGTAAGAACAAACCAACGGCTCTTCAAGAACGGGAGATCGAAGCGATTCGAAAAACAAAGGGTGTCGCGCTCGTTGTAAACGAAGAGAACATAGAGCATGTACGGATCTTGATTGAGGAAATGTTATAAAAAGGAGCGAATATGAAATATAAACACGAGGTAATAGCTACGGTTACACGTACGATCACGTACGAATTTGAATTAGAAGCGTTCACCAATGACCCCGATGGCAATGATGAGATTAAAGATCAAGCTATTGAGGAGTTCAAACGTTTAGATGATGTAGATAAAGTGTTAGTCGATGTTTTAAATGATGAGTTGGACGTTGAGGATACTCAGATAACACAAACGTGGACGCAAGGTGGTGTAGATTGAATATCTTAACAATAGACTTTGAGACCTATTACGATAAACAGTACTCGTTATCCAAACTAACAACCGAAGCTTACATTCGAGATCCTCAGTTTGAGGTTATTGGAGTAGCTGTAAAACAAAACGATGGCGAGACTGAATGGTTTAGTGGAACTCATACGCAGACTAAAAAGTTTTTAGAAAAGTTTGATTGGGCTAATGATATAGCCATTGCTCACAATGCGATGTTTGATGCGGCGATCTTAAGTTGGCGGTTCGATATCAAACCCAAAAAGATTGTAGATACGTTATCGATGTCCCGCGCAATTCATACCATTGAAGTCGGCGGAAGTCTAAAAGCTTTGAGTGATTACTATAAGTTAGGAACGAAAGGGGATGAAGTAATCAACGCGCTAGGTAAACGCCGTATAGATTTCGACGCTGAAAGCTTGGCTCGATACGCGGGTTATTGTGTTCAAGACGTTGAGTTGACTTACAAGTTATTTAAAAAACTACTGCCAAACCTAAACGTACAAGAGTTGGATCTAATTAATCTGACCATAAAAATGTTTAGCGAGCCTGCCCTGGAGCTAGATGTAGATGTATTGGGTGCGCACTTGGAAGGAGTACAAAAAAAGAAAGCTGAGTTGATGGCTAAGATCGAAGCGGATAAAGATTCGATTATGAGTAATCCTAAGTTTGCTGAGTTACTTAAAAGCCACGGTGTTATCCCACCAACAAAGATCAGCCCAACAACAGGGAAGGAAACACTAGCATTCGCTAAGTCTGACGAAGAGTTTAAAAAACTTTTAGAGCATGAGAACGAAACAGTACAAGCGCTAGTGTCCGCGAGGCTAGGTGTTAAATCTACTATTGAGGAAACAAGAACGGCAAGATTTATCAACATCGCTATGCGTGGAACTATGCCAATACCCTTACGTTACTACGCGGCTCACACTGGTCGATGGGGTGGGGATGACAAGGTGAATATGCAGAACCTACCACGTAACTCACCGCTAAAAGATGCGATCTGTGCGCCTACTGGCTACACAATGATTGACTGTGACTTATCACAAATTGAGGCACGAACACTTGCTTGGTTAGCTGAAGAGCATGACTTGGTTGAAGCGTTTGATCGAGGCGATGATGTGTACAAGATTATGGCTAGTAGCATATATGGTAAGCCAGTAGACAAGATCGACAAGGGAGAACGTTTTGTTGGTAAGACTACCATTCTGGGTGCGGGTTATGGCATGGGCGCGATGAAGTTTCAAGCACAACTAAAGAACTTTGGTGTTGAGTTAAATGCGGATGAGTGCAAACGCATCATTCGTGTTTATCGAGAAACGTATCAATGGATACCACATTTGTGGCGTAGTGCTAGTGATGCGCTCGAAGGAATTATGGATGGGGCGGGGGCATTAATTGGTAGGTATGGCGTGTTATCAGTAGACTCTGCCGGGATACGACTACCTAACAATTTACATATCAAATACCCAAACTTACGTAGGCAAGCCACTAAGGATGGTAAGACTGAGATTGTGTACGACACGAGACGCGGACGATCAGTCATTGCGAACCGTATCTATGGTGGGAAAGTTATAGAGAATGTGTGTCAGGCATTGGCTCGAATAGTTATTGGTGAGCAGTTACTTGGCATTGCTAAGAGGTACAAGGTAGTGATGACGGTGCATGATGCGATTGCATGTATTGTACCTAACGAAGAAGTAGAAGAAGCAAAGAAGTTTGTAGAGAAAGTAATGAAGACACGCCCTGCTTGGGCACAAGAATTACCCCTCGATTGTGAGGCTTTTGATGGAAAAACCTATGGGAGTTGTAAATGAGTGAGTATATAGATTGGAGTGAGCACTGGTTAAACGTTAAGAAGCACTTAAAAGAAGTACAAGACTTGATGAATTCTAAGAAGTATGAAGAAGCTAAAAAGAAAGCAATGGACTTAGCAGTAGATGGGCACTTGATGAGACAAGCTATTATTTTAGAACAAGAGAAATGGGATAAATAGGAGGAGTTATGTTTTTCTTTAGAAAGAAAACACTTTTGATTGATTGTTTTACACCAGTAGAGGGAGCATTTAAGTATGCGAAACCAAAACTCGCGGCTGAGTTTGTCCCCGATTGGTGGAAAGAGTTACCTAAAACTTACGTGCCTAGAAATGGTTTTTTCCCAGTACCCACTATGCGTAAGTGTGCGGGGATTGTGGACTTATACCAAAGAGGGATTATGTTATCTGCTTGGTGCGATGCGGCGGTTGAAATAGGCGAGAAAGGTACAGAAAATTATCGATGGCAGTTTTCAGACCCTAAACACAATGCGTCTATCCATGAGAAAGAACAGATAGGCACACACTTTAACTCAAAAGAATACGCACACTTAAAGCTGTCTTCGCCTTGGGCGTTTCGAGCAACCGATGCAACTCCTTTTGTGTGGCAAGATCCAACTTGGAATACGCTATACAACTTTGAATATAAAGTGTTATCGGGGGTAACAGAATTTAAGTACCAACATGTCACTAATGTAAACCTTATATTCAAACGCCGAGAAGAGACTTACACCAACTACATTAGATACAAGACTCCGTTAGCGCATTTGATACCACTAGCAGAGGATAAAAAAATAAAACTTAAACACCATCAAGTATCCGAAAAAGAATTTGGTTCATTCTTTAATACAAGAATGACGTTTGATGGGCATTACAACGAGTTAAAAAAGAGAGGCTGTCCAGTATGATTGATAGACCAAAGATAATGATTGCAACCCCGATGTATGGGGGCATGTGTACAGGAGGCTACTCACTTAGTTTACTAGGTGCATGGAAAACCTTAACTGAGCTGCAATGTGAAACCTATATCGCTACGCTTACTAACGAGAGTCTAATAACTCGTGGGCGTAATGACTTGGCTAGGATGTTTCTCGAACGTGATGCGGACTACTTGATGTTCATTGATGCAGACATAACGTTTCCAGCTGGGGCTATACCTGCGCTACTACTAGCAGAGAAAGATGTAGTGTGTGGCGTGTACTCAAAGAAAGAGATTGCATGGGACTCAGTAGCTAAAGCCGCGAGAGAAGGTAAAGATAACTTGGCTGACTACAGTGGTTCGTTTGTATTTAACATGATGGGCGCACAAGGGGATCATGCAGAAGTAGATGAGTCGGGTGTTATTGAGGTGCGACACGGTGGTACAGGCTTCATGCTAATCAAACGCAGTGTACTTGAGAAGCTAAAGGATCATGTGCCTACGTACAGACGGACATCGTTTAGAGATTCAAATGGTGAGTACATACACCCAGTCACACACCAGTTTTTTGATACAAGCATTGATGGTACAGGTGCATTGCTATCTGAGGACTACCACTTCTGCGAGTTGTGGCGAAAACATGGCGGGAAGATATACGCACATCCAAGCATTAAGTTAGACCATACAGGTACGCACGTATTTGGTGGAGACTTACTTAAATCAGGGGGGCAGTTATTATGACCGAGGAGGAACGCAAAGAACGCAAGAGAGAGAGGGACAAAAAATACCGAGAGAAAAACAAAGAGAAAATTAAAGAACGCAAGAGAGAGTGGGGCAAAAAATACCGAGAGAAAAACAAAGAGAAACTAAAAAAATACCGAGAGAAAAACAAAGAGGAAATAAAAGCAAGGGGGGAAAAATATCGAGAGAAAAACAAAGAGAAAATAAAAGCAAGGGGGGAAAAATATCGAGAGAAAAACAAAGAGAAAATAAAAGCGAGAGAAAAAAAATACTACGAGGAAAACAAAAAGTACGTGCTAACTAGGTCTAGAAAATACTATGAGGAGCACAAAAAGGCATATTACGCCAATAACGCCAAAAGAAAAGCGCAAAAAATAAAAGCTACTCCTAAGTGGTTTAAACAAGAACGAGATAAAGTGGATTTGATATACGTAAAAGCGCGAGAGTTTGGGTTTCATGTAGACCATATCGTACCGCTTAGGTCTAATAAAGTATGCGGATTACACACATGGGCTAACCTACAATTACTCGATAAAACTTTAAACGCCCATAAAAACAATCATTATTGGCCTGATATGCCATAAACAAAAGGAAAACAAACAATGACGGAAAATGATTTTGATGGAAAGACAGTTTACGATTCTTTAGAGAGTTCGGTAGGTTCACCAAGCCATAAAAGACAAGTGGGTGGAGATCACTACATGAATATGGGGCTACAGCCTTGGAAGGCTATGAAGGCGTGGATGTCTGAGGAGGAG